ATTCGGAAATTTATAAAAATTGAAGTTCAATTCATAATCCTGTAGGATCCTTTTAAAGAGGCATAACTTTAATGAATCTAATCTTCTAATGGCTATTAATAAAATTCTCCCATTCCTGTAATATCGGCATCATGGTCTAATGGCACTCCTGAAATGTCTTGATATGCTGCATCCCATACATTTTTTTAACTAATGTATCCCATGAAGGAAAGCCTTCTAAAAGTTGTTCTACTGTAATATCTGACTGTCTCAGCTTCTTTAGATCTTCGTACGTCATCCGCTCTTCCATCATACGAGGCACATCATGCAATTTATCCCCCAAAGATACTAAAATTTCCGAATAAATAAGATACAAACGATCATACGCATCTCTATTTGAAGCATATGTGCCATAAGCATGACCAACTATAGACAAAAGAACATCTATCTGATCACGAGATTTAGTCTCTCTACCGTTAATCGCACGCACAATAAACTCTCGTGATTCTCGATAAGGCAAAAAGTTAGGTTGTCCTGGAGACGTATCATCATTTACTACAAATTGATGTTTTAAAAAGGTTGCTCCCATTGTAACTATTTGTCCATTCTTAGCTGTTGAGCAAAAAGGAATTCCATCTTTGACATCACGTATTACTACATTGAAATGTTTCTTCATAAATGCAGCAAAACGCTGTCCACTAAAATACTCTGCGGATATTCCTATCCCTTTGTTATACAAATGGTCATCTCCATAAACTACTATTCGAACTAATATCATAAAAGCTGCTTCTAATTCTTCTTTTTTATCGTCTGGGGCATTCGCTATTGTATACACACAAAACAAACAAAAATACAAGAACATAATCCAAGAATCCATATGACTTGTATTAAAAGCTCCCGAAGGAACTCCACCACTTATTACTGCGTAAACCTCTCCTATTACTTGTGTCACTCTATTTATCATATTCTTAATAAGAAATTCATTTACCATACGAAATATCGGTAAATCTTCTGAAGTCGGATCATAATGTAACATTTGCATACTTAAATATAGATTACTAAACAGTTCTCGTATTGTCTGGTCAAAATGCTCTCCATCTCCTTCAACGATCAAATTTGCCCAACAATTATCTAGACAAATACCTAAGGCTTTAGCTATTGAATCAGCTCCTCCATGTGACCATCGATGTCCCACTCGTATTCCTACACCTCTTTCTTTCATATGACGAAGTGTAGACACAAGCCTTTCTAGTAATATATAAATACCTGTAGGGATATTAAAGACTCGAAGCTTGTCCATAGCTGAGGCCCATTTCTCGTCATCCCATTGCTTAGTAAAGTGGAAATAATTCTCTGACTTGGGTGGTAGGCTCCATGTAACAGAAGGAGCCTTTCCTGTCCTCAAAAAATCCATTATAGCCACTAGATC